ATCGATGAGAACTTTGAGTTCGTCTCAGAGGAATCAGATGAGATTGCAGAATCACTAGAGACATACGAAGTTGATATGTCAGAGCATGTTGATGCCCTTCTAGAAGGTGAGAACCTTTCTGAGGAGTTCCATGCTAAGGCAACAACAATCTTCGAAGCAGCCGTTAAGGCAAAGCTAGAAGAGGAAGTAGCTCTACTAGAGCAGGCTTATGCCGAAACTCTAGAAGAAAGAGTTGCTGAAATCTACGAACAGCTATCAACCGACGTTGATGACTATCTAAACTATGTTGTTGAACAGTGGATTGAAGAAAATGAAGTTGCTGTTGAGTCCGCTCTCCGTAGCGAACTTACAGAAGATTTCATCAGTGGTCTTCGTGCCCTATTCGCTGAACACTATATCGACATTCCAGAGGATTCTGTACCTGTAGTTGAGGAACTATCAGCAACAGTTGAGGAACTAGAAGCCAAACTTAACGAAGAAATTGAGCGCAATGTTGCACTATCATCTGCACTTAACGAATCACGCAAGTATGAGCTAGTTTCTGCTGTTTGTGAAGGTCTAACATCAACTCAGGCAGAGAAGCTAAAGGGTCTTGCCGAGAACGTTACCTATACATCAGACGAAGAATTTATCGATAAGATTTCAACACTAAGGGAGAACTATTTCCCAACTGCTGTTAAGGCAGATGGCGTTCTAGACCTAGTTGAGTCAAGCGATCCATCAGTAATCAACGAGAGCAATCTTGAAGGTCCAATGGCTCGTTATGTTCAGGCCCTTGGCAGAACTCTCCCAAAGTAATTTAAACTAACTTTAGTTAACAGAAAGAAGGAAACTAAAATGTATTTAACAGAACAGCTAGAAAACAAGTGGTCCCCAGTTCTTGACCACGACGGCGCTGGTAAGATCAAGGATGCTTATCGTCGTGCCGTTACTGCCGTTATTCTTGAGAACCAGGAAAAGGCAATGGCTGAGGAAAGCCGCACACTAAACGAAGCCGCTCCAACTAACTCTGGTGGTGGTCTAGGTACCGGAACTAATGTCGCTTCATACGACCCAATTCTTATCTCCCTAGTTCGCCGTGCGCTTCCAAACCTAATCGCTTATGACGTTTGCGGCGTTCAGCCAATGACCGGTCCAACCGGCCTAATCTTCGCAATGCGTTCAAAGTATAAGTCAATGGGTGGCAGCGAGGCTCTATTCTATGAAGCCAATACTGCTTTCTCATCACAGAATGCAACCGGTAATACTTCTGCTCTTAACGGTTCACAGCCAGCCGGCAACAATAACCCATTCGCAGAAGGTGCTAACTGGACTGCTAACTCATTCCCAACTGGCGTTGGTATGACCACAGCACAGGCAGAAGCACTAGGCGATGCAGCTTCAAACGCATTCGCTGAAATGGCTTTCGCCATCGATAAGGTTACTGTTACTGCTCGCAGCCGTGCGCTAAAGGCAGAATACACCACCGAGCTTGCTCAGGATCTTAAGGCAATTCACGGCCTTGATGCTGAGACCGAGCTAGCCAACATTCTCTCAACAGAGATTCTTGCTGAAATCAATCGTGAGGTTATCCGCACAATTTATCGTTCAGCAACAGTTGGTGCTCAGTATGGTGTTACAACCGCTGGTACATTCGATCTTGACACAGACTCAAACGGCCGTTGGTCAGTTGAGAAGTTCAAGGGACTTATCTTCCACATTGAGCGTGAAGCTAATGCTATTGCTAAGGCTACCCGCCGTGGTAAGGGTAACGTTCTGATCGTTTCATCAGACGTTGCATCTGCTATGGCTATGGCTGGTGTTCTTTCTTACACCCCAGCCCTATCAGCCGACCTAACCGTTGACGATACTGGCAACACCTTCGTTGGTATGCTACACGGCCGTATTAAGGTTTATATCGATCCTTACTTCGGTGGTTCAGCAAACGGCGACGAGCTAGTAACCGTTGGTTATCGTGGTTCTTCACCATTCGACGCTGGTCTATTCTACTGCCCATACGTTCCACTACAGATGGTCCGTGCAATCGGTCAGGATACCTTCCAGCCAAAGATTGGCTTCAAGACTCGTTACGGCATGGTTGCTAACCCATTCGCAACCACCGCTGGTGACGGCGTTGTTGGTAGCCGTGATGTTTCCGGTCAGGCAAACATCTACTACCGTATCTTCCGTGTTCGCAATCTAACCTAAGTTAGATGCGTGGCGAAAGCCAAAACTTAAGAGCGGGGCCTTCGGGCTCCGCTTTTTTTATGACTAAATAACTGACGGAGGAATCTAATGACAACCAAATCAGTTCTGACAACTACACCAGAGAATACATCTATTCTTCAACCTACGAAGTTTACTTTCTTTATTCCTGATAAGCCATTTCTAAGATACTTTTGTCAGACAGTCACAATTCCTTCTGTGTCATTAACTCCTATTGCTGTTCCTACTCCTTTCGTTGATACATATAGACACGGCAGTAAAATGACATTTGAGCCATTAGTGATTACCGCATTGATGGACGAAGATTTGCGTGTATGGCATGAAACATACAAGTGGATGAATAGTCTAGGACAATCTTCTAATCTTGATAAGTATCCAAGAAGATCATTGAAAGATACTAATCCTCTTTACTTTGATGGATATCTAACAATCAATACAAACTCTAACAATCCTAATATTCGTATCAAATTCTTGAACTGTCACCCCACAGATGTTGGCGGTATCAACTTTGACACCAAGCAAGATGCTGATAACATTCCTACCGCAGACTTCACATTCCGTTACGATGTGTTTGAAATTGAACGCTTGACATAACCGTTTATTTCCACTATAATTGTTAGTATTTTTGTCACATGGAGGTATGCGGTGAATCTTAAACCACCAGTAGCTATTGAAGATTTGATGAAGGAATGGTCAGAGGATACTAAACTCGATTCTTCCGCTATTGATTTGGAACTCTTGAAGATTTCCAATCTACACGGTAAGTATCTTAACATTATGTCCTATCATCGTCATCTTGTCCGTAAGATAGATACGGACTTTAAAAACATGAAAGGCTTGCGTGAAGATTACTATGCTGGTCATCTTACACAGGAAGAATGTGATAAGCGTGGTTGGGAGTATATGCAGCATGTTCATTCTAACCCCAAGATTGCTAGACTACTCGAAACTGATCCCGAACTAAATAAACTGTTGCTTAAGAAAATAGCACACGAAGAAATTGTCTCCTATTGCGAGTTTGTTCTTAAATCTCTAAACAATCGCACATGGGACCTAAAGACATACACAGACTATAGAAAGCACTTTGACGGTAGATAATGGAACACTTGATCATTAGGAATTTGAATGAGTCTTATATTCATGTCACCTGTAGTGAAGGTGTAGCATGGGAACTCAGAGACGCATTCTCATTCCGTCCTCCCGGGTTTCAATTTGTCCCTTCTTACAAAATGAAACTCTGGGATGGATATCTTCGCCTCTTTGATGCCAATAAGCGTATCATTCTTCGTGGTCTTGCTCCTCAGGTAATGGAGTGGATACGCAAGAGAGGTTATACCTATGAGTATGAGGATGAACAGTATGGCACATCATTTTCAGTGGAAGAAGCAAATGAGTTTATTGAAAAACTCAACCCCAAGCATCCTCCTAGAGACTATCAGCTTAACTCTTTCGTTCACGCAATACGCTCTAAGCGTCGTCTTGTGCTGTCTCCTACTGGTTCAGGCAAGTCTTTGCTTCTTTACTTGGTCTCTATGTATTTGCTTACCAAAGGGAAGAGAGGTCTTATCATCGTTCCTAGGTCGGCGCTTGTAGAACAGTTATTCTCCGACTTTCAAGACTATTCTGTAAAGAATGGTAAGGATATGAATAAGTATTGTTGGAGAGTATATTCAGGTCGTGATAAAGAGGCAGAGCATCCTATCATCATATCTACCTGGCAGTCACTACAAAGATTACCTAAAGAATACTTTCAGAAGTTTGATTATGTAATCTGTGACGAAGTTCATCAAGCACAAGCAAAGGCACTATCTGATATCATTTCTAAGTGTACCAATGCTGCGTATCGTATCGGTGTTACTGGTACTCTATCTGGTGCTAAGACGCATGAATGGGTGCTTACCGGTTTGTTTGGTGAAATCTATAAAGCAACTACATCTAAAGAACTGATGGATAAGGAACAGCTTGCTAAACTAACCATCAAGTGCCTGTTGCTAAAATACTCTGACGAAGAATGTCAGTATATGAAGACTGCCGACTATCAGGCAGAGATTGACTATATTGTATCTAATAAGGAGCGAAACAAGTTCATTGTAAATCTTGCCCTCTCCTTAGAGGGCAATACTCTACTGCTATTTAACTATGTGGAGAAGCATGGAGCCGTTTTATACGACATGCTAAATAAGCGTGTAAAAGAAGGCAGAAAAGTATTTTATATACATGGAGGAACTGAGGTTGAAGACCGAGAAGAAATTCGAAGGATCGTCGAGAACGAGCGTAATGCTATTATTGTTGGGTCCGTTGGTGTTTTGTCTACTGGTACTAACATCGTGGCCTTGGATAACGTCATATTTGCATCTCCTTCCAAGTCCAAGATCCGTAACTTACAATCAATCGGTAGAGGGCTTCGGGTTAGTGACAAGAAAAAATCCGCCACTCTCTATGACATTGCCGATGACTTTAAGTGGAAAGCAAGAGAGAACTTTACCCTTAAGCATTTCTTTGAAAGACTCAAAGTCTATGGTGAAGAAGGGTTCGAGTTCAAAATCTACAAAATAAACATGAAGGATAGATGATGGATGATTACAGTGAATATCCTAGAGCAAAGTTTATTCGTCTCGATAATGGGGATGATTTAATAGCGGAAGTAGTAGAGGTTGGTGATGATGATAATCTAATGTATCATCTTTATCATCCTCTTAAAGTTGTTTATATACCTTCTGAGAAAACTGGCTTCTATAGTATTGCTTTTATGCCATGGGTCTTTCCTAGAATGGTTGAAACGCAAGAATTTACTTTACAATCCGAAAAAATTATGATAATAACAGATGTATCAGAAAAAACTAATGCGTCCTATTGGGAAAGTGTTAGTGAGTACCTAAAGTATAATGATCCTGCCAATGACGAACTAAGTCTTACAGAAGAACAGGAAGATAGTATAGCCGAGGCTCTTGAAGCATTCGCACAGAAAAGGATATATCACTAATGGCAACGACCACCACAAAAGAAACTAATCCATATCTCACATTTGACGATGCGGACCTAACCGATGATTTCGGCTTTTCTTTCGGTAACGAAGACGACATTATCGCAGACGCCATCGCACCGACACAAGACGAAGTGGCCGATCTTAAAAAGAGATTAGAAGCTATTAGGAAGATTTATATGCCTTTGCTACAGAACCTAGCAAAGAACTCCGATCAGCCTATCATCAAGTGGCCTAACAGAGGTCCTATCCTTGAGAAGCAGATAGCGAAACTTATTACACTTACCGAACCAGGGTTCAAGTAAGGTGAACTTGCTAACGCAAGTTTGTCTCGCTTCGCTCGACGGTTGCTCTTGGTTAAGGTTTAGGTGGTGGTTTCTTAAAGACCATTATACCCTAAGTTGAAAATGTTGTCAAGCCCAAAAATGAAAGAAAGTGAATAAAATGGCAAAAAAAGTTAAGCGTCATTATGTAGATAATAAGAAGTTTTTGGAAGAGATTGTAGAATACAAGAAACAGTGTGCCTATGCAGAACAGCATGGACTAACAAAGCCTGTTATCTCAAACTACATTGGTAAGTGTATTAAGGACATTGCGGAGCATCTTAGCACCAAGCCTTTGTTCATGAACTACTCATATCGTGATGAAATGATATCGGATGCAATTGAAAACTGTTTCATGTATTTCGATAACTTCAATCCCGAGAAGTCAGAGAACCCCTTTGCATACTTCACACAGATTAGTTACTACGCCTTTCAGAGAAGGAAGAACAAAGAAAAGAAGAACAAATATATAATGTATAAGAGGTTTCAAGAAAGTGTTCTGCATACTAATGATGCCTCACTTATGATTGATGCCGATGGAAATCACTTGATTTCTTCAAACATCTATGATAACATTAATGACTTCATACGAGATTTTGAGGAAAGAGAACTTCTAAAGAAACTCGAAAGAAAGAAGGCCAAGGAAGGCTTAGAAAAGTTTGTTGAAGGAGAGAATGATGACGGAAGAGAATCAGTATGATGTGCCCTTTCAGGTACAGACATTGATCACATCCCTTAAGAATAAAGGTGAGCGTGTTCATATTCGTAGTAACTATCGAATGAGACTAGAAGGTATTCGTAAAGCTATTGATAAGGCTTTACTAGAATATGATCAGGAAATGGTTCAGTCAACTCGATATAAGATGGGACCACGATAATGGACACGGATGATATTGTTAAAGAGATTGAGCAAAACTTAGAATGGTTTTGTGATAAGATCGTAGAACCTGTTCCGCTTAACCCTGAGGATAAGCAGAAGGTGTTTCGTAGAATGATCAATTTGGGATGGATAAGACAATCCGAGGTTGATATCTATAATGAAATTACCAAAGACGATTGACAATATCATCTTTATGATATATACTGTTTCTTTGAACTTAATACTAGACTTTAAGGATTGGGTATGGCAAAGATTGCGATGGTAACAGATACACATGCCGGGGTCAGAAATGACAACCCGGCATTTCAGTTGTATCAAAAGCAATGTTGGCAATGGTTTTTCAATCAGATTGATGAACATGGTATCAAGCATATCATTCATCTTGGTGATATCTATGATCGCCGTAAGTATATCAACTTTATGTCTGCCAAGCGCCTTCGTGAAGATTTCTTTGAACCTCTAGCAGAAAGAGGTATTGAAACGCATATCGTTGTTGGTAATCATGATATGTATTACAAAGATACTCACGAGGTCAATGCTCTAGACGAAGTTGTCCGTGGTAGATACTCTAATATTAACATCTATTCAGTTCCTGAAATCATCAACATTGATGGCTTAGACATTCAGCTAATGCCATGGATCACAGACTCCAATCGTGCAGAAGCACTAGAAGCAATCACCAAACCTAAAGCATCTATTCTCATGGGTCACCTTGAGTTGACAGGCTTTACAATGCATAGAGGACAGATATCAGACCATGGTATGGAACGCATCGCATTTGATAAATTTGATAAGGTATATTCAGGTCACTATCATCATCGTAGCACTATTGGTAATGTATCCTATATTGGCGCTTTTGGAGAATATACTTGGCATGATTATAATGATCCCCGAGGTTTTTCGTTATTTGATACGGGGTCCAGAGTTTTAGAGTTCGTCCAGAATCCATATAGAATGTTTAGGATTGCAAAGTATGATGATGTTGCTAATCCTGAAATCGTAGAGAAGATACAGAAAACAGACTTTTCTAGATATAAGAATACTTATGTTAAGCTTGTTGTTATCAATAAGTCTAACCCATATGCCTTCGATCTACTATTTGATTCTATCTATAAGGCAAGTCCTTTAGATATCACGGTCGTAGAAGATCCAACAGTTCTCTTAGAGAACGAAGAAGCAGACGAAGTAAATGAAGCGGAAGATACCCCTACGATCCTTCGTAAGTATATCGATACGCTAACATTACCATTAGATAGCGGTAAAATGAAACACTTTATGATGGACATATACAATGAGGCCTTACAGGTCGAGACTGTATAAATACTTCGATAAACTTAAGGAAGTTTGATATGATTAAAAAGAATTTACCATGGATTATACTTATTGGACTGACCATCGGTCTAGTTGCCTTTATGTTTGATAATCCTAAACAGAAAGCAATCAGTGAAATCGGCTACAGTGACTTTATTGCACAAGTCGATGCTGGAAGAGTTCATGATGTAACAATTATAGGAACCGAAGTTGTCGGACATTATATGGATAACCGACAGTTCACCACCACAGTCACCGGAGTTAGTAATCTACTCCCTCGCCTTGAACAGCACAAAGTAAATATCACAGTTAAAGAAGAACAAGGTAATTTTTGGTTTGGTCTATTGATCAATCTACTTCCTGTTTTCCTATTCTTCGCACTATGGATTTTTCTATCACGAGGTCGAGCCGGAGGTCCGGGCGGTGTTATGGGACTTGGTAAGTCTAAGGCCAAACTTCTTACTGAAAATCAGACTAAGGTAACATTCGATGATGTTGCTGGTGTTGATCATGCCAAAGAAGACTTGCAAGAGGTTGTAGAGTTTCTACAATCACCAGAAAAGTTTCATAGACTTGGTGGAAAGATTCCAAAGGGTGTTCTACTCGTCGGACCTCCAGGAACAGGTAAGACACTGTTAGCAAGAGCGGTTGCTGGTGAAGCAAATGTTCCTTTCTTCTCTATCTCTGGTTCCGACTTCGTTGAAATGTTCGTCGGCGTTGGTGCTAGTCGTGTTAGAGATATGTTTGAACAAGCAAAGAAGAATGCACCATGCATTATCTTCATTGACGAAATCGATGCTGTTGGTCGTTCAAGAGCAAACGGTATATCAGGTAATGATGAGCGTGATCAAACACTAAACGCTATGCTAGTTGAAATGGATGGCTTTGAAACTAATGAAGGCATTATCATTGTCGCTGCTACAAACCGTGCAGATGTTCTAGATAAGGCTCTATTGCGCCCTGGTCGTTTTGATCGTCAGATTCAAGTTCCTAACCCAGACTTTATTGGTCGTGAAAAGATCCTTAAGGTTCATACTCGCAAGGTTCCAATTGGTTCTGATGTTGATCTAAAGCGAGTTGCAAAGGGAACACCTGGCTTCTCTGGTGCTGACCTTGCTAATCTAGTCAATGAAGCGGCTTTGCTTGCTGCTAGAAGATCAAAGCGTATCGTTACTAGTATGGAGTTTGAAGATGCTCGTGATAAGATCCTTATGGGTCCTGAGCGTCGTTCACTAATGATGACTGACGAAGAAAAGAAGATGACTGCATATCACGAAGCTGGTCATGCTCTAGTCTCTCTTAACATGCCTGGTTCTGTTCCAATTCACAAAGCAACAATCATTCCTCGTGGTCGTGCTTTGGGTATGGTTCAGTCCCTACCAGAGCGAGATAAAATCTCCATGCACTATGATGAAATGATCGCCAATCTAGCAATGGCTATGGGTGGTCGTGTAGCAGAAGAAATGATCTTTGGTGATGACAAGGTATCTTCTGGTGCATCTGGTGACATTCAGATGGCAACTCAACTTGCTCGTTCTATGGTCACCGAGTATGGTTTCTCTCCTGTTCTAGGTCGTATGGCATACTCAACACCAGGTGCAGATATGTTCCATGCACCAAAGATTGCCGAAGAAACTCAGAAGGTAGTCGATATGGAAATCAAGCGGCTTGTTGAAGAAGGATATCTTACTGCTAAGAAAATCCTTACAGAGAAAAGAAAAGACCTTGACAAACTTGCTAATGGTCTGTTAGAATACGAAACTCTATCGGGTGAAGAAATCTCCGATCTACTAGAGGGTAAGATTCCAACAAGAGAGTTTTGATGATAACTTTTCATTATGTCAAGTGGAAGAATTTTCTGTCCGCAGGTAATGTATGGACAGAAATTGAACTAGATACGCACAAGAATACTCTAATCATGGGCCACAATGGGTCGGGGAAGTCAACCTTCCTCGACGCATTGACTTTTGTGCTATTCGGTAAGCCTTTTCGTAAGGTGAACAAGGGTAATGTTGTAAACTCTATCAACAATAAGAACTGTGAGGTTGAGATTGAGTTTTCCATAAACAACAAAAGATATAAAGTTGTTCGTGGTGCAAAACCAAATCTCTTTCAAATCTATTGTGATGGTGTCATGTTGAATCAAGATGCCGCTGCGAAGGATTATCAAGAATATCTTGAGAAGCATATCCTTAAGATGAACTTCAAGTCCTTTACACAGGTGGTCATCCTCGGCTCGGCATCGTTCGTTCCATTCATGCAGCTATCAGCTAATGATCGCCGTGCAGTTATTGAAGACCTTCTAGACATTCAAATCTTTACAGCCATGTCAACCGTGGTTAAGAATAGACTACAGGCTAATCGTGAAGGTTTGGAGAAGAACCGTGTCATTCTAACATCTAAGGATGAAAACAAGTCTTATATCGAAAAGACTCTCGCTTCACTCAAGGCCAACAGTGAAGAAAAGCTAAGAGAACTAGAAGCAAAGAAGCAGGGCCTAGAGGAACAGGTTGCTATTGAAAAGCAAGGTGTGGCTAATCGTCAAGTCTTGCTAGAGAAGGCTCTTGAAAAGGATCTTGATCTATCACCTTTTAAGTCTAAGCATTCTAAGCTACTATCTTTCAGAGCAAAGATGGAAGCTAATCGTGATAAGTATGTCAAAGACATTGACTTCTTTGCAGCTACAGGCACATGTCCGACTTGTCGTCAGGATATTGATCCTGAGTTTTCAAAAAAGATGATCGAAGATAATGATGTTAAGATCAATGAACTTTCCGACGGACTAAATAAAGTTGAAAAGCAGATTGACTCGGTTCTAACGGAAATCGATGAGATTGAAAAGATCCTTACTAACATCAACATCCTTAAGATGGACTTGGCATCTGCTAAGTCTTCCTATAACAATATTGCTAATAATCTGCGCCAAGTTGTTGAGCAGATTGAATCCTTCTCTGGGTCAGATAAAACCACCCAAGAGTCAGAACGACAACTTGAAACAGTGCAACATGATATTTCCACCCTCCAAAAGGAGAAGGAGACCCTTTTAGATGAGCGTCAATACATCGACCTCGCTACTACTCTACTCAAAGATGGTGGAATCAAAACTAAGATCATTAAGCAGTATCTACCCATCATTAACAAACACATCAACAAGTATCTTGCAAAACTTGGCTTCTTCGTCAACTTTAATATCAATGAGTCATTCGAAGAATCTATCAAGTCTAGATACCGAGACGAGTTCTCATACCACAATTTCTCAGAAGGAGAGAAGTTAAGAATTGACCTTGCTATTCTTCTAACATGGCGACAGATTGCCAAACTAAAGAATAGTGTCAATGTCAATATCCTTGTGTTCGATGAGATACTAGATCGTGCTATGGACTCTAGCGGTATTGATGAGTTTATCCGTATCATGTGGGATATCGGACATGAAGGAACTAATGTGTTTGTCATTTCCCATAAGGACACAATGATTGATAGATTTGAAAGAACTATCAAGTTTGAGAAGGTAAAGAACTTTAGCACCTTGACAAAAGAGGGTTGATCATCTATGATAGATCATCAATGAAAGGAATCGATATGATTACCATTGTTAATACTCCCTTTGGGTATTATACCTATAACATAGATAATCTGTGGACCGGACTCTCGCAAATGGGTGATGTAAATGTCTGTGCCGAAGCAAGTTGAGTTTGTATTTGAGTGGGCATCAACAGCAATTCTATTGTGTGGTGCCTATTTAACCTCTGTAAACATATACCCGCTTAATGTCTATCTATCAATGGCAGGTAATCTAGGATGGCTTGTTGTTGCTCTATCATGGCGTAAGTGGTCGTTAATCATAATCCAGTTGGTGATTACTTTAATCTATGTCTCTGGCCTAATCAAAACAGGAGCATTTCACTAATGGAAAAACCAGACCCGCACAAGACCCACCACTACTCGCATGAACAACTTGTTCTCTCTGCTTATACCCTAGAATTATATCATGTGAGAAACAATCCTAAGTATGACAATGTTCGTGAGATTCTAGAAACATTTATGAATGAGCGGGTGAAAGAGATTAAGGATCGCTGGAAGTGAAAGTTGACTTTAACACATTTAAGTCTGGTGATGTTGTAAGATTGAAGCCAGGCTTTCCTTATGTCAATCGTGAACTTCTAATAGATGAGATATACATAATAGACAAGATGATTGCCGACGCTGGTATTGTAACACTTATCGGTCAGCAACCAAATAAAACATTCCCTGAGGATGCTTTTGAACTAGTGAGCAAAGATGACGCTATACAATGAAACAGCAGAAGACTATCTAAGCCTAATCGGCAATTGGGTTGATCCCAATCCTGCACCAGTGATTGTAGAACACGAAGGTTATCATGTTGTTCGTGATGACCTTCTTTCTGTTGGTTCTAAGGCGAGAGCCGGTGACTATCTTATTGGTCATGCGACTGAATATGCAAACATAAAAGAGTGGGTGTATGGATCATCGCCTGCAACTGGCTATGCTCAAATCTCCCTCCCCTTCATTTGCAATCGTTATAACAAAAAAGCCGTAATCTTTATGGCAGAAAGATCGATGGATAAATTACATGAGTATCAAAAGCGTGGCATTGAACTTGGCGGTGAATATCATTGGGTCCCGAACGGTATGCTTCCGGTTACGCAAAAGAGGGCTAAAGACTATGTTGCAGAATTGCCTGACGAAAGAGCATTACTTCCAATTGGTGTTGAACACCCTACCTCGATTGCTTGTATTATTCGTGTTGCTCGTTCTATTGCGGTTTCTCCCAAAGAGGTCTGGTCCGTAGGATCATCTGGCACTCTAACGAGAGCATTGCAACTTGCATGGCCTGATGCAGAAGTTCATGTGGTATCTGTAGGACATACAATGGGCCCTAGAGAAATCGGGCGTGCCATACTGCACAAGTCGCCATACAAGTTTGACAAGCCAGTGAAGAAAGAACATACACCGCCTTATCCTTCTGCACCTACCTATGATGCAAAGGTATGGCATGTCATGAAAGAATATCACGAAGGACACTCCCGAAAAGAGCCTTGTCTGGTATGGAATGTAGCAGGATGAAGATTTGTATTTGTCGTCTCCGTTCTTCGGCTAACTATATCGTTCCGTTGGAACATATCATGGACTCATTCTTTGAGTTGCTAAAGTTGTATGTGCGCAATCATCCTGAGCATGAATGGTATTATTACAATTTCGGTTTCAACATGAAGCCTCGTCGTGAACCAGAAGCAATCAAAAATGCAGACATTATCATCATACCCAGTGAAGCAGAGTTCACTTATTGGATCCCTGGTGCTATTCACACATTAGATTTGAAACGATCTAATGAGCATCTTGAGACAATCAAACCATACTTTGAAGGCAAGAAGGTCATCATTCTACGGTCAGATCGCCGTGACGATGAAGAACTATACAGAACTAAAGTCTTCCCTAATATGAACATTACATATGAGACGATTGATGAATGTGACTTTGGTAATGTTCATGGTATGAAATATCGTTTCATCAAGAACCATAGTTTTCTTTTCCCTCATGATGAGAAGACGATTGACTTTGTATATTGGGGTTCGGACAAGCGCAAGACAATTGATGGTAAGCTATCAGGCGACCAGCGCCATACAATTCTAAAACAGATTCATAAGAGCGACCTTGATACATGGTTCATTGGTCGTTTTCATGGTTTCAAGAGAGACCAAAGATGGGGTAAGATGAAAGACATTCTTCCTACTCTATTGCTTTCACGGTCCACATTATGCTTTAACTGGATGGATCCTAAAGCAACAACCTCAAGATATGTTGAAGCCGTTGCATGTGGCATCTTTCCCTTTGTCTGGGATAACTATGACGAAGATAAAACCTTTGTCGCTACCGATTGGCAGAGGGTAAGATCATTCGATGAGTATCTTGACAAGTATCACAGTTTAGAGTATATTGATCACTTCGAAGAAATTGAGAACAAACTTTTTACCGTCCTCAAGACGCCTGACCAATATTATGCACAGTTTGAAGGAATGCTAAATGCAATGGTTTTATGAACGCAATGACCAGTTACTAAACTCTCCTGTCAATAAGACATTTGAAGAACTGCTATGGATGACCAATGATGAGTTTCGTCAGTGGGTCATTGATATGCGTAAAGAGGTTGTGCGCTTATGGGATGAAGAAGGCATTCCTCCTCGTGTGGGTTTTACCAAAGATGGTATAGTTGATAACTTTCAGAAGATGGTTTCATTTCCAGTTCATGAGTTTGAAACGCTCGACCTTCGCACAGGTGAGAAAGATGTTATTCGTAACACCTCTGTAGTAGGCAATGCTGTCAATCAATGGTTCCCTACCATGATGAAGACGGGCATTTCATATTCAACAAAAGGCAAGGCTAAGTCGATCTATGATTATTTTGCTGATGATGACTATCTGGACACCTTCGTTACTTATGCCTCTAGACACTTTAAGCGTGACTCTTTTTACCATTATTCCAATCCTATTAGCATTGGTGATACCGGACGCATAAACAACATTCCATATCATGTTGAGTCTGCTGACCAGTTTATTGAGTTTATGAAAGACAAAGAAGGTTGGGACTACTGGCTTTGCCCTATCAAAGAAGATAAGGTTTACACAGGCTATTCTGCTACTCTAGGCAAGAAACAGAATGTGATTGTGGACGCTGATTATGCTGATAAGGTACCAGAGCGTTGTCGCACCAATGTTGATCGTAACAAGACCAATGCATACACCATTCGTCTATTCAAACTAGGACAGAAGATATTCCCTCTAGGTCTTAAATCATTTAGAGTGTCTTTCTGTCAGTATGCGGTGAACTATCCACCACTCACCGCTCGTTATCTTTATGAGCGTTTCACTGATCATATCAAGGATCAAGATGTAATCAACATTTGGGATCCTTCTAGTGGTTGGGCAGGTCGTATCGTAGGAGCTATGTCTGTAGATGACAAGAGAACGATTCATTACATTGGTACTGATCCTAATACAGACCATAACACTACTCCTGGTCGCACTAAGTACCATGAAGTGGCAGATTTCTTCAATGAGAATGTAAGAGAGAATGGCAGTCTGTTCCCTAAGTCACACACATATGAGATTTTTCAGTGTGGGTCTGAGGTAGCACAGTTTCAGCCTGGCTTTCAAAAGTATAAGGGCAAGCTTGATATGGTGTTCACTTCACCACCTTATTTTGCAAAAGAGGTCTATTCGGATGATCCCGAACAATCTTGTCACAAGTTTTCGCAATATGAGGATTGGGTTGATGGTTTTCTACGACCTACTCTGGAGACTGCCGTTAGCTACCTACGACCGGATCGTTATCTTCTTTGGAACATTGCTGATGCTGCATTTGATGGGAAGCTATTGACATTAGAGGAAGATTCCTGTAATATATTAAAAGAGTTGGGAATGGAATATGTCGGAACTCTAAAGATGGCTCTTGCTCAAATGCCGGGCGGAAACAGAATGGTTGAGACTGGTGAAAAGGTAACAATCAACCCTATTACCGGCGAAGAAGAAACGGAAGTCATCCTTGAAGGCAAGATGAAAAACTTTTGTCAGATTGAAAACAATGGCAAAAAGATCATGCTGAAATATGAACCCGTTTTCGTTTTCAGAAAGGTTAAATGATGCATTATACCCCTAACTATTTCGATTTTGATAAGCTTAAGCATACCGGTGAGATTGCGGAAGTTTTCCTAATGGTCGCTGCCGTTTACATTCTGATCTATTCCGTTTCTTGGCTATATGTATATCTTCGTAAGTGATTGATTCCATTAGGACTTGACAAACCCGGCCTGATTTGCTATACTTATGAAAATCGTGAAAGGAACACATATGTCGGATAAGTCGCTTCTTGCTAAACTCCTCGCTACGGAAAACATCACCGTCCAGCGCAACCCGGCGCTTAAGACGGCTATGTTTGACCTTAAGAACCGTGTCCTTATGCTGCCCATCTGGCAGGGTATCTCTAATGACCTTGAGGACCTTTTGCTGGTTCATGAAACTGGTCATGCTCTTGATACTCCGTCTGCCGATGTTTATAAGCAGACTGCCGATGATCTTGCTGCTAAGATTTTTCCTGGTGAGAAAGTCTCCGAGGCTCTCCGTCGTACCGTTCAAGGCTTCTTGAATGTTATCGAGGATGCTCGTATTGATAAGCGTCAAAAGCGCCGTTATCCTGGCTGCCGTCGCAACTATCTTGCTGGCTACAAAGAACTGGTTGAGCGTGACTTTTTCGGTACCGCTAACCGTGATATCAATTCAATGAACTTTATCGACCGCTTGAATATCTATTTCAAGGGTGGTAATGTGCATATGAATATTACCTTCTCTTCCGAAGAAAAGGTTCTTCTCAAGAAAGTTGAAAACGCTGAAACTTGGGATGATGTTGTTTCTCTTACTGAGGAAATTTACGCCTATTGTAAGAAGAAACTCGAAGAACAAAATGAAATGGAAATCGACCTAATTGCAGGAGAAGGTGATGATGATGTTGATCTTGACGACCTTGATTATGAGGAAATTGATGGTGATGAAGGTGATGGAGATGAAAACGGCAAAAGCCAGGGTGTAAGAAGCGAAGGCGAGTCTTCGGGTGCTGGTGGCTTCGGTAAGGGCGCTGGTCAGTCAGAGGCTCCTTCTAATGCTCCTCGCTCCGAGACTGATGAAACTTGGCAGCGTAAGTCTGAGGAAATTGTTAAGAACGAAAACTCCACTTTCGTTTATCTGACAATGCCTAATGTCAATTGGGATAAGGCTGTTAATGACTATAAGGTCGTTATCAAAGATTGGCGTGATGAACTTTCTGGCAATAAAAAGTCGCCTTATGCTACGCCTCTTAGCAATGCGGCATTTGATGATTGCCGTCGTCTTATGACCCAGTGGAAAATGAAAGAGAAAGAAACAATCTCTTTCATGGTCAAGGAGTTTGAACAGCGTAAGGCTGCCGAACTTTATGCTCGTATCAATGTGGCTAAGACTGGTGTTATCGACACCAACAAGCTTCATTCTTACAAGTATAACGACGATATCTTCCGTCGTCTTGCTACTACGCCTAAGGGTAAGAACCATGGCTTTGTTATGTTCATTGACTGGTCCGGTTCTATGCATTACAACCTTCAAGAGACTTTGAAGCAGTTGTTTTCGCTTACCCTGTTCTGTAAGCAGATTGGTGTGCCTTTCGAGGTCTATGGCTTCAAGGATTCTGGTGCTGATAATCCGTTCTCTTACATCGGTAAGCAGAATGTGATTAAAGGCTCCCGCTTGGTATTGCGCAACTTCCTCTCTTCCCGAATGAACATTCAGGAAATGAATTTCGCAATGTCGTTCCTTTGGGCTGCTGGTATGGGTCATTATCTTGCGAGTGACACAATGGGCGGTACCCCGCTTAATGATGCAATCATGATTGCACCCAAGGTCATCCGTGAGTTTACGACTCGTAACAAGCTGGAAATCACGAATGTTGTTTGGCTCACCGATGGCGAGTCGAATGGTTCTGCTGGTATTGAAAACTCCAACGAACCTCGCAACTTTACAAAGGGGCATAACACTCGTTATTTCTATGTCGATCCGATCACCAATAAGACTTACGATTGGTATCCTCATCATTGGAGTGCCACTCGTGAAAACACCAATACGCTGCTGCGTATTCTAAAAGATAGCACCGGCTGCAATCTCGTCGGCTTCTTTCTTTACGACTACAATAACTTCAAGCGTATTGATAACGAGTATGGTATCTCTAATGGCAATCCCGATGCCTTTACGAAGGCTCGTAAATACTGGAGTGACAACAAATACTATCCTGTCAAGAGTGCGGGCTATGATGAGTATTATATCATCAACACCTCTGCCATGAAAGACACGGAGAACAATCTGGAAATCGATAACTCCGGTGATAAGAAAATGACCGTCAAAAAGATGGCTTCCGCTTTCTCCAAGTTTGCCCAGAAAAAGACGGTAAACCGTGTTCTTTTGCGCCAGTTTGTGGAACGGATTGCTGGTCATTCCAAGAAAGTAGCGTAAAATCAAACACTTAGGAGGGGCTTGACAAAAGCCCTTCCTTCCGCTATAATATATGCATAATGAGAATTGTGAAAGGAACTCATATGACTAAGGTTGCTGCTGCTCGTACCGAGTTTTTCGACAAGGTGCGTTTTGAGTTTGGTGCTATCCGTGAAATCACTCGTGCCCAGGTTAAAGAGGTTACTGAAAAGTATAATCTCGCTTGGCCTCATTGGTTCTTGAATGATGCTGACCGCCGTCTCGGTCGTGGTCTTTATGCAATCACCGAGCATGGTTCTGAAACTGCCGCTAAGGTTGTTTCTAAGCCTGCTAAGGTTGTGGCTCCCGTTGAGCCGACTGTAGCAGTTGCTATGGTTGCTCCGTCTGTTCTTTCGCATAATGCTGAAATGTCGCTTGTGCCTGAAAAGGCAACTGGCTATGTCCCGTTTGGCAACTTCCCTGATGTTCGTGCTATTATCAAGTCTCGTAAGTTTTATCCCGCTTACATTACTGGTCTTTCTGGCAACGGCAAGACTATGATGGTCGAACAGGTTTGCGCTAATGAAAAGCGTGAATGTGTCCGTGTCAATATTACTATTGAAACCGACGAAGATGATTTGATCGGTGGCTTCCGCCTTGTTAACGGTGAAACTGTCTGGCAGGACGGACCTGTTGTTACTGCCATGACTCGTGGTGCCGTTCTCCTTCTTGACGAAGTGGATCTTGGTTCTAATAAGATGATGTGCCTTCAGCCTGTCCTTGAAGGCAAGGCTGTTTATCTTAAAAAGACCAATCGTGTTGTTCATCCTGCTCCTGGCTTCAATGTGATTGCAACTGCAAACACTAAGGGTAAGGGTTCTGATGACGGCCGTTTCATCGGCACCAATGTTATGAACGAAGCGTTCCTTGAGCGTTTCAGCATTACAATGGAACAAGAATATCCGTCTGCTAAAGTTGAGGCTAAAATCCTCAACAATGTCCTCAATGCTTCTGGTGTTTCTAACACCGACTTTGTTGATAAGATGGTCACTTGGGCAGATGTTATTCGCAAGTCCTTCTATGAAGGTGCTTTGTCCGAGATTATCTCTACCCGTCGTCTCGTTCATATCTGCGAGGCTTATGCAATCTTTGGTCAGAACAAAGTGAAAGCAATTGAACTTTGTCTGAACCGTTTCGATGTGGATACTAAGAATGCCTTCATGGAACTGTATAAGAAAGTCGATGAGACGATTGACCCGGCTCCTGTGGCTGAACAGGCGACTCCCGATGTTACTGCGGAAGTTGCTTTCTAAGTAATATAAGAATACCCGTGTATAATAAAATGGTGTTGGTGGTTATACACGGGTCCTTTCCTTTCACGACCACCAACACCAAAACTTTGAATGGAGAATTATATAATGGCTACACCCCGTAAGACTCAGATTGAGAAGATTGAAACCGCCCTGCTAAACCATAACACTGGTCCAGGCATTACTGCCGCTTCTATTGCCCGCATGGCTCGTGTGCCATATGAGGCAGTTGCCAAGCGAGTTTACGATCTTCGTGAGCATTACACCATCTATACCAATTGGCGTAAGGTCAATGGCAAGCGCACCGCTTTCTATCGCCTTGCTAACTAATTCTTAAAAAGAATACTATATATAAGCGTGGTGCCTTTTTGGGCTCCACGCTTTTCGTGTATGGAGAACATTATGGAAATTAAAATTACAACAGATGAATTGAGAAAGAGAAAGTTGTTTATCGCCACCCCCTGCTACGGTGGTGTTTGCACAGGACTTTATGCCAAAGCATGTTTAGACCTTCAAGGGCTGTGCATTCAGTATGGCGTGGAGTGTCGCTTCTCATTCATCTTCAATGAATCTCTAATCACCCGTGCCAGAAACTATCTCGTTGATGAATTTCTTCGTTCTGGTTGCACTCATATGTTGTTTATCGACGCCGACATTCAGTTCAATCCACAAGATGTTATCGCCCTTCTAGCAATGGATCGTGATATCATTGGTGGTCCATATCCTAAGAAGACAATCAATTGGGCTAACATTGTCAATGCAGTTAAGAACCATGCTGACAAGGAAGGCTTCAATCCTAATGAGCTAGATCAGGTCACCGGTGACTTCGTTTTCAATCCAGTTCCTGGTACTAAGTCATTCAGAGTTACCGAGCCAGTTGAAGTTATGGAGATTGGTACCGGCTTCATGATGGTAAAGCGTGAAGTGTTTGATACTTATGCTGAAAAGTATCCAGAGTTGAACTATAAGCCAGATCATATCGGTCAGGCCAACTTTGATGGTACTCGCTACATTCACGCCTACTTTGATACAGTCATCGACCCACAATCACACCGCTATCTATCGGAGGACTATATGTTCTGTCAGAATGCTCGTGCTATTGGCATCAAGGTTTGGCTATGCCCATGGATGAAGACTACACATGTTGGAACATATGCGTTCCAGGGTGATCTACCAGCCGTCGCCGCTCTTACAGGTGCTTTGCGATGATTATCGGCCTTGTCGGGTTTATCGGATCCGGCAAGGGCACCGTAGCCGATCTTCTCGTTAAAGATCACGGCTATAGAAAGTTTGCCTTTGCTGATGCTCTAAAGGATGCCGTTGCCACAATCTTTATGTGGCCACGGGGCCTTCTAGAAGGTGATAGTAATGCCTCACGGACCTTTCGTGAGACTGTTGATCCATGGTGGTCACATAAGCTAGGATACGAGGTAACTCCTCGTCTCATTCTACAAAAGTTTGGTACCGAAGCTTGTCGCCATGGCATTGCTGATAACATATGGATTGCTGCCTTAGAGAAGCGTATCCATGGTTATGAAGATGTTGTTATCTCCGATTGCCGCTTCCCGAATGAAATCGATTTTATCCGGAGTGTCGGCGGCAAGATAATTCATGTTTCTAGAGGTAAATATCCTAGCACCGAAGAACTTGCAAAGATGCACATATCGGAGACCGCATGGACTGATATCTTTCCTGATTATACCGTCTTCAACAACGGCACTCTGGCTGAACTGAATAAGGAAGTCAGTTTGCTCTTGACAGGAATCGAAAAACCTCGTACCATATTTCATCATCCCGTATAAAGGAGTTTATAATGAAGCTAAGTGAAAATACCTTGAATGTTCTAAAGAACTTTGCCTCTATCAATAGCGGCGTTGTTCTAAATGAAGGCAAGGTTCAGAAAACTATCTCCCCCGAAAAGTCTATTCTTGTAGAGGCTACTCTTGAGGATGAAATCCCAAATCAGTTTGGCATCTATGATCTTAATCAGTTCCTTGCCAATCTAACTCTTATCAAGAATACCGAGATTACATTCGACAAGGATTCTGTTACGATCTTTGATGGTGAAATGTCGTTTAACTATCTCGGTTGTTCTACAAACCTAATCATCACCCCACCAGATAAGGAACTTGCTTTAAAGTCGGTTGATGTTAAGTTCACCCTACTCAATTCATCTTTTCAGAATTGGATCAAGAGAGCAGTTCTTAACTCTATTCCTAATCTATCTGTCATTGGTAAGAACGGTGAACTTCTTATCAAGATTCATGAAAAGGCAAACGATACTTCCAATCAGGGTTCAGTCAAGATTGGTGACTATGCTGGCAAGGACTTCGTTGCAACCTTCAAGATCGACAATCTAAAGTTGCTTCCTGATGATTACACCGTTGAGGTTCAGGCTGGTGCGTTTGCTAAGTTTACGAATGCCAACAATACTCTTACATACTTCATTGCTCTGGAGACAAAG